CTTTAACATCATCGGACCCCGCCGAAGTGGCAAGGGTACGATCAACAAGGTGCTCGTGGACCTGCTAGGTCAGCACAACACGGTCGCGCCGGAATTGGGAGAGTTATGTGACACATTCGGACTACAGCCATGGCTTGGCAAGCTACTTGCATCGTTTACGGACGCGCGTGCGCCGGAGAGGAATCGCTCTGCTGTTGTTTCTCAGCTTCTGCGTATTGTTGGTGGCGATACCGTAACCGTTAACCGCAAGAACCGCGAGGCTTGGAACGGGTACCTGCCGACACGTATCGTGATCTACTCGAACGAGGTCATGCAGCTCACCGAGAACAGCAACGCGCTCACGGGCCGGATGATCGTGCTCAAGATGACTAACTCGTTCTACGGCCGCGAGGATACACAGCTATCTTCCAAGCTGAAGGCCGAGCTCTCGGGCATATTCAACTGGAGCATGGAGGGCCTGCGGCGTCGCAAGGCGCGGGGTGGTAAGTTCGTGCAGCCGGCGTCGGGCACGGAGCTCTTGCACGTGATGGAGGAGCTCTCGAACCCGCTGGGGACGTTCATCGAGGACACGCTGGTTCTCGACGACAGGTCTAGCATCAGCAAGGACGACCTGTACCATGTCTTCAAACGGTGGGCCACGGCTCGCGGGATACACCCGGGCACGGACCTGACATTCAAGCGCCAGTTCTTGGCGGCGACGAGTGACAAGCCGATACGGATCACGCAGACGAGCAGCGGCGAGTCAAGGGTTCGCGTATACCAAGGGATACGATTCCAGGAGCGCGCCCAGCAGTACGTGGACAGCGTTAACAACTCTCTCATGAGCGAGGACTTTTTATGATAATCGGAATAGGCTCAGACATTGTGAGCATCGATCACGTGGGCAACTGCTACAAGAAACAATCCTGGGCGTTCGTGCACAGGATCTTGGGCAAGCTCGAGCTCGACTACTTCGCGCAGATCTCCGACAACCGCGCAATGTCGGTGAGCTACCTGGCTCGCCGGTTCGCGGCGAAGGAGGCCACGCTGAAGGCGCTGGGCACGGGCATCACCCCGGAGATGGACCTGAGAGACGTCCAGATACTGAACGACTCCAAGGGCAAGCCCGAGCTGCACATAGAAAAGCCCGGCTTGTTTCCGCACCGCGCGCACGTTACAATTACGGACAATAACCGCGACGTTGTCGCGTTCGTCCTTATCGAATCAAACTAAAGGAGAATCAAAATGTTCAATAAAGGAGAATACGCTTTCCCATCCGAAAACGACGCAGACAAACAATACAACTACATCCACAAGGGCATCACAGTGGAAGATTATTTTGCCGCGAAGGCACTCCAGGGATTACTATCAAACCCGGTGTCCTGCGACGAGATCAGACATAATAGCAACTTCGGGAAGGGCCAAGTAGAAAGAATCACCAACGTGGCCTACTACTACGCAAGACAAATGATGAAAGAAAAACAAAGATGAAAAAACACCCATCAGGTCTAACCCAAGAACGTTGGGACTGGCCGTTCAAAACAGACGAGGAACGCAAGCTCGTCGTGAAGTACTACAAGAAGCAGGGCAAGGTAGACCCGGTCCAAGAGTACGGGGAGGCCCCGCTATGAGCATCGTGGGACGAATCGGGAAGTGGACATCAAAGGCCGCGATCGAGGAGGCGCTTCAGCACGTTGGCGACGAGGACCCGGTCATCATCGTCAGCATCAGCAGGTCCGACCAGCAGATGCGCTACTGGACCGCGAACAGCACCAACATGGAGGCCAACTGGATGGCTGACAACATCAAGGACGACGTCATGGGAGGGCGGCTATGAGCAAGGCAGAGGACTATGATGAGGACGACGACATTCAAGTTTACAAAGTATCGCGTGACCGACTAGCGCAGCCTGAACCTGAGCCTGTGGCGATTGGTGAAGAATGGAAGCCATGTGTAAAGTTGCCAATTGTTGTTCATGTACGAGAACAGCGCAAAGGCGAAACCCATGTAAGTACACGGGAAGGCATCACGCCAGTCAAAGAAGATGACCTAATCATGCGTGGTGTGGCTGGTGAGGAATACCCAATTGGTCGTGAATTATTTAATAGCACCTATACCTTTGACACAGCACCTGTACACGCCATCGACATATCGCAAGAACGTGTCGATGAAACTGCAAAACATGAACATGAGTTTTTCTGCCCGAGGTGCGGGCATTGTTGTCGTGAATGGGTTGGGCTGACGGATGAGGAAATTAACAGATGCTACGCAGATACAGTAGATGAGTTCCAGTTTTATCAAGCCATCGAAGCCAAACTAAAGGAGAAGAACACATGACAGACATTGTAAACCACCCACCTCACTACAAGGACGGTGGGATCGAGACCATCGACTTCATAGAGGCCAAGAAGTTTAACTACAACCTCGGCAACGTGATCAAGTACCTCACACGCGCCGGTAAAAAATCAGAGTGCCCGATTGAGGACCTCAAGAAGGCGCAGTGGTACCTCAGCCGTGAAATTTCAAACCTGGAGAAGAACAAGTGAGCCTGGTAGAAAAGCAATACATCGTCACAAACGGCGGCGCTGGAGAGTTCGTCCTCTGGATGCTGCTGGTTATCGTGGTTGGAATCTTAGTCGGCATGAGGGAGGACAAGAATGGCAGAGGCAGGTAAGGGATCCCGGCACCGTCCGGTGCTGGACCAGGCCACGTTCGACAAGAGCTGGGACCGCATATTTGGCGGCACCAGCTCACCGTGTGTGGACGTGTGCGACATGGACTACGCGGCGAATATATGCCGCGGCTGCTACCGTACCATGGACGAGATCTCCGCCTGGGGATTCTCAAACGAGGACGAAAAGCAGCGCATCCTCAAGAACACAGAGGAGCGCAAACAACATGCCAAAAGCAACCACGCTTAGCCTTGCAGACCTGCTCAAGGCGCAGACCCAGACCGACTCCGACCTAGCGTTTGCGAAGGTGCTGGACCTCATGGAGCAGCACGGGGTCTGCTACTGTCGATTCACAATAGAGGATGGGGTTCAGATCATCAGCCCCCGCTACAATCAACGCATATCAGGGGTTATATCGGATGCCTAAGAACTGGGGTTACTATCACGTGGACTGCGGTCACTTCCCGTCGCAGATCAAGCTGTGCTTTTCTAACGAAATGTTCCAGAGGGTCCTGGCGGACCACGGCATCGCGGAGAAGGCTACCGCGCTCGACGAGGGAATCGCCGAGACGCACTACCTGACCGACGGCAAGCACGCCGTGATCATCATGGCGTTCGACTTGAAGGAGTGCGTGGACGAGGACCCAGCGTTCCTGGCTGGCGTCATCGCGCATGAGGCGACGCATTGTGTGTGCAGGATATTTGAGCACATCGGCGAGGCACCGGACGAGATCGGCGAAGAGTCGCGCGCTTACCTGACCGAGCACATCGTCAAGCAGATCACGACGGGCATCCAAGTGGAGATTGAGAAGAATGCTAGAAAAGAGAATCGAGCAGCATCTAAGCAAAAGGGTCAAGGAGCTCGGGGGTCTCAGCCTAAAGTGGATAAGCACGATAACGGGGGTCCCGGATCGGATTGTGTTTCTGAAAAATCAGATCCACCTGGTCGAGCTAAAAACAGAGAGGGGAAAGCTGTCAGCAAGGCAGCTCGTCGTGTTCAAAGAATTATCAGATCTCGGCTTTCCGGTAACCGTATTAAGGTCTAAGGAGGACGTTGATGGGTTTATCAAAACAAAAACTTAATGAAATTCAGCGTGCCTACCGCGCCACAAAACGCGGACACGTCTGTGTTTTTTTGGGTTCTGCTAGATCCAGGTCTAAAAAATGGGGGTTAGAGTGCGATCTAACACTAGAATATCTTTTGTCTATTGCTACGGACCGTTGCCCAATTTTTGGAACAGAATTTGATTGGGGTTCGTCAGGCCTTGGTGCCGGTCAATGCAAATCACCTAACGCGCCATCGTTAGACCGCGTGCTAAACGAAATAGGATACATCCAAGGGAATGTTGTTTTTATATCTAACGTAGCCAACAAGATAAAGCATACCGTAACAGAAAAAGAACTGTACGCCGTGGCCGACTGGCTACACGACAAACGAAAGGAAGTATTAAATGCTTTCAAGGACAAACCTACACCCGTACCAAGAACGCCTGATACGCCTGGCCGGAAGAGTCCCGCACATGGGGCTGTTCATGGAGCCCGGGCTGGGAAAGACTGTGACGGCTCTCAGCATCATCAAGGAGAATTCTTCGGGGCGGACACTGGTCATTGCGCCTAAGCGCGTGGCCGAGTCTGTGTGGGCCCAGGAGTGCCAGAAGTGGGACCACCTCAAAGACCTGCGCGTGATCAAGATCATGGGATCTCAGCGCGAGCGACTAACCGCGCTGCACCAGTTTAACTGTGACGTGTTCATCATCAACGTCGAGAACGTGCCATGGCTCGTCGACAACTGGCTCTCTGGTCTCTTTGAGAATTTGATCGTGGACGAGAGCTCGCGATTCAAGGACCCGAGCACGAAGCGTTTCAAGGCGATCAAGAAGGTGCTCAACGAGTTCAAGCGCAGGCTGATCCTAACCGGCACGCCAACGCCGCAGGGCATGGGCGACCTTTGGTCCCAGGTAGGCATCTTGGACCGCGGCGAGCGGCTCGGTAAGACCCTCACCGCGTTCCGTGACACGTACATGTACGCCGCCGAGCGGAACCGGCACACGAACGTCGTGTACAAGTGGGCCGTGAGACCGGGCATGGACAGCCAGATCAGGGACAGGGTCTCGGACATCTGCTTCAGCCTGCGCGCGGAGGACTACCTGACACTGCCGCCCCTGACTAACTTGTACCATACATGTACGATATCGTCGGAGGTCATGGCTAAGTACAAACAACTTCGTAAAGAGCTGGTTACAGAGATCGACGGCAAGGAGGTCACCGCGGTCACCGCCGCGGCGCTCGCCAACAAGCTCCTGCAGTTCACGAGCGGCACGCTCTACACGGAGGAGGGCGAGGCGCAGAGCTCTGAGGAGAAGATCGAGTTCTTGGAGTCTTTGATCGAGGAGAACCCGCACCCGACGCTGGTCTTCTACCACTACAAGACCGCGCTCAAGAAGCTCAAGGAGCGCTTCCCCGAGGCCCAGGAGCTCTCGGACGACAACCTGGACATGTGGCGCGCGGGCAAGGTCAAGATCATGCTCGCGCACCCTCAGTCTGGGGGCATCGGCCTGAACCTGCAGTGCAACGAGGGGCAGATCGCCCAGGTTGTATGGTACGACCTACCCTGGAGCTCCGAGAACTACATCCAGGCCAACGCCAGGGTGTA